ATCATACTCTTCATCCTTTCCATTGTCAAGAATGTCATTTTGAGCAGATTGTTCGCAGTCATAAAGACGCATTTTGGCACGATCAATACCAATCACAAACCGCTTATGAATGGTAGGATCATTATATCGGTTCTTCAGTTGTTTTACCAATATCTGTCCCAACCCCTCCAACTCTTCAGTGCTAATAAGGGCAAACATAAGATCAGCAGTAGCAGGAAGACCAAAGGACTCAGAAGTATCAGTAAGTTCAACATCAGAACTACCATAACCTGAACGAGTGGTCTGAGTAGCGGATACAATTGGGACATTAAACTCAACTGCGAGCCCCCTAAGTTCCTCAGCAATTGCTTTAACAAATGTATATGAATTGATATTGCTGTTTCCTTTATACCTGCTGGAAGCACAAATATTAAGGTAATCAATGAAAATAATATCAGGTCTAAATGACTTCTTAAGTGAAAGTTCATTGAGTAGTGCCTTAAAGTGACCGCTATGCGCTGATGCGGTAGGATACTCTTTAATTATAAGAGTTCCCTGAGTTTTCTTAGAAAGGTTTGTGACCTTATTCTCAAACATTTGCTTAGGAAGATCGACAATATCTTGAATAGGAACATTCAAGAGGTTTGCGTCAATTCTTTCAGCAATGCGTTCTTCTGCCATTTCCAGCGTAATGTACAGAACGTTCCGTCCTTGGAGCAAGACGGAGCTAGCCACATGGCACATGAATAGAGACTTGCCGACGCCCGTACCAGCAAGAGCGATGTTAAGAGTTTTGTTAGGGAGACCACCTTTCGTGATTTTATTAAAGTATTCAAGATCAAATTCAATTTTATCCTCCTTTTTGTGATAAGACTCATATCTTTCTAAGTAATCTTGTAAGTAATCATGTCCGATATGATTATCAAAACTTACAGCAAGAGCATCGGAAAGAATAGAAGGAATGCTATCACGATTCTTCTTTTCATCTTTACCATCCGCAATATGAATCGATTCCATCAGTGCAAGATAGATTGCTCTATCTCGGCACCATTTTTCTGTTGTTGAAACCAACCAATTAAATTCCGCAGGAACATCCTCAAGACAAGAAATCAACTGAAGAATTTCTTTAAAAGAAGTATCGTTAATATCGTTACGTTTTTCTACTTCAATACAAAGAACTTCTTTAGTTGCTGGTTGATTATATTCAGAAACAAAATCAAGAATCTCTTCAAAAACAATCTTTTGATTCTGGTCTTCAAAATATTCAGACTTGAGAAATGGTATTACTTTTCGGATATATTCTTCGTTGTACAAAAGGTTTCTAAGAATTAAAAATTCAACTTTTTCCATAACTGAATGCAAAGGATATACTCATCCGAATCTTATTTTCTTTAAATGGAAGTACCATATGGAGAAGATAAGTTGGAAATAAAACTAAAATAGATGATGTTGGATAAATGTGATAGAAATCCACATTAAATGGCGAAGATTTGTCTTTTATCAAATGAACTTTTTTCCCATAAGCAGGATCCTGAAAAATCAAAGATCCACCATCATTATTATTCCAAGTTCCCGCTTTAATTGGATTTTCAGTAGTATAGTTGAAATTCAAATTTTTATCAACTATAGATTCAATTGGATAATAAACACCAGCAAGTGCTGTTGTTCCATGATGATGCATGAAATTGAGATCTCCACTTTGGTTTAGATTTGCCCAAAGATCTGTACAAACCAATCCGTCTTTATATCCGTGCTGTTTGCAATAAAGATTGCCATATTTTGTTAATATAAAAGATAGTTGAGAATAACTTTTATACTTAGTCTCTAAATCTGGTTTGCTATGCCAACCACCAACATTACTATGATCCTCCCCTTTTGGGTCTTTAGATTTTTCTTCTATAGTATCTTTAACAAGATCAATATTTAAATTATGATTTTCTTCTCCAAAATTACAGACAGAAATTGGTATTGGAAATAAAGGTAAAGACTTAAGATCCATAACTAAATTCTTCTCTTGCAATCTCATCAAGTTTTTGCATCACTTCTTCAGTGAAATATACTTCAGGTTCTTTAAGAATCTGCTTAGCATAGAGTTTCTTTCCATCAATCTCATAACGCCCAGCGACATTCTTCCACAAACCTCCAATCTCACCGAGTTCAAGTAGTCCGTAATATCGATCCAGACCGCGTTCATCATAAAAAAGACGAATCTCCACATCTTTATTTTCCTTACTCAAACGCGATTTAGCAGTCTTAGCCTTGATAAGATTTCCGACCACTTCCGTTCCATCCTTTTCTTTCTTTTTGCTGAGATATATGATTGTAGAGGCTGCGTATTTGAGTCCAGAACCTCCTCCCATTTCTTTCGTTGGTACATAAGCTCCGATGACATCGTATGTGTGATTTGTGACAAGAAGTGGAACATTTGCTTGACCTAGTTTAAGTGTGAGCATTCGGAAAGCGCCTTTAATCAGTTGAGATTTAGTCATATCTCTAACTTCCTTCTCATTTAGTGCATCAGTGATTTCTTTACTTGTAGACAGCATTCCCAGAGAGTCTAGCACAAACATACAGGGATTGCGTTCACCTTCAGGTTTTTTCATATAAAGGTCAACTGCTTTGAGCGCCTTGGTACGGAATTCTTCTACGGTGACAACATTAACCACGACAAGACGAGATGTGTCGATGCCGCGTGACTCCAAGAGGGATTTAGTAATGGCAGCCTCAGTATCAAAGTAGAGACAATAACCATCGGGGTGAGTATCCAAAAAATTCTTAACAACAGCGAGAGAGAAGAAAGTCTTTCCAGTAGAAGACTCTCCAGCAATAGCAGTAATCTTATTCCCAGATACACCGCCAAAAATGCTACCTGAAACCAATGCATTAAAAATGTAACTACCCGTGTCAACATAAGTTTCTGTTTCTTCAATATCCGATGCTAGTTTAGTAAAGTCATCACCAATCTCTTTTACAATATCTTTAAGAAAATCCATCACTTTTTTCCTTTTTTCTATAATTTATTTTATAAGACCACAATTTAGCATAAAGTTGAGGATTAGATGATTTCAACTTTTCAATAATAATTTCTAACTCGTTTTCATTTATAGGCAAATCCATTATGCAAAAAATGAATCAAGGTTTACTGTTTTTTCCACCCTCCACCCAATAGTATCAAGAATAATTTTAAGTGGTTCTAAAAATGCTTTCTCAAATTGTAGTTCATAATCTATGTATTTGTCAAGATTGAGTTCTTTCGGAAACTCCTGAATAAATGAGATTACATTTTCGTGAATAATATTTGGTTTTTTAAGAAATACAAACTTCACCTTTTCTCCATTTTGGATAAGTGAATACTTGTTAGTGAGTTTGTTTTGTTTAATATAGTAATTAAAGAGAAGTGCTCCACGAACTTGAATTGGAGTTTTAGAAGCATAAATGTTTGATGAAGAAGAATACTTCTGAACATCAGATGCTGTTCTTGGAAATGCGATTTGTTCTGGAGAAAGTTTTTTAAACTCTCTCTTAGACTTCTCAATAAAGTCAATCATATCATCTTCAGATCCACTCATCATAATATTAAATGATTCTTTTAACATTTTACGACAAGGTGCTGGAGTAGAAGATTTGATTGCTTCAATACCTTTGATTTTGAGTTTGGGAACTTCATAACGAACCCCTTCACTATCCCACACACTAAGAATATATCGCTTCTTTGCAGTCCAAATTCCACGTTCAGCAATACACTCACGTTTCATATACATCTTTTGCTCATAAGCATTTACATAATCCGCCAGTTCTTGGTAAGAACTCTCAATATATTTTTCAAATTCCACTTGACACACCTTATCAAGGAAAGACACAATGTTTTGAGTAGTTTTCTCTCTTCCGGCGAATACATTTTCAACCAAAGGGCCCATATTGATATAAAGAGAATCAGTATCAGAAGCAATAACATAATCTACGTCTCCACTTTTCAGAATCTTGTTTAGATAAGAGTTAACCTTATTCATAATCCACTGAATGGATACCTGACCAGACAGTGTAATCGCTTCAGCATTTGCGAGTTTGTAATAACGGAAATACTGATTACCAATCGCACCATAAGCAGAGTTCAGTTGGATTTTACGTGCCATCTGAATGTTATTACAGCGGGCAATCTCTTTGATCAACTCCTTATTCTTTGTCTTCTCATATTCCTGTTCAGCAGCAAGCATCTTCTTCTTAAAGATGACACGTTCATTGTAAATCTTCTCCATTAGTTCTGGGAGAAAACCACGAACGTCTTTACGGAACATTGCTCCGTTCGCACATACCGCATAGTCTTTATATAACTCAAAACTAAGACTCTGATTCAGAATCTTATCTACATTCACAGTAGGATGTCTCTCCTCCAAAAGAGTTTCTGGTGAGATATTATACATCATAATCAGGTGAGGGTATAGAGAGTTAAGGTCAAAACTCACCACCCAATCATACATACCAGGAATCGGTTCTTTTACATAAGCACCAGCATACTTCTCATCTTTCTGAGTTTTATTCTTTGGAGGAATGACGATGTTTCTTTTCTTCAAGTATGTGTAGATAATATTGTCCCACATACGAACCTGATAAAACACATCTGCATAATTTACCTTAGCATCATATGCCATAGTGAGTGCCAACTCAATGAGTTTCATCTTGTCTTCCAAACGGTCAACAAGTTCTACGTCAATGATGTTGTACTCAATAAACTTTTGCCATCCTTTGGTATAAAAATCCTTAAAGGTATCATACTCAGAGTGATCCAGTTTTTTCTGCCCAAGTTCAACTTCAGCAATGTAATCGAGACGATATGATTCTTGTGCTTTGTAAGTAAACTTCTTATAAAGGTCAAGATAATCAAGTTGAGTCAATCCACCCACATCAAATACAGTATGCTTGCGACCATTAACAAATACTTCTCCCTCGGTGACAAGACCCCAGTTAGAAAAACGCTTCATCAGTTTCTCACCAAGAACACGATTAAGACGTTTGCAAATATAAGGAACGTCATACATCTGAATGTTCCAACCAGTAATCACATCAGGAACATCAACCATCCAATAGTTAATGAAGTGATTCAGAAGTTCATATTCTGAAGGGCAATGGTGATAAGTTACATCTTTGCGAGTATTATTAAATGGTTTAACGCCCCAAGTAATAATCTTTTTAGTTGTATAGTCCTGAATCGAGATAGAAAGAATCTCTTCCGATGCTGATTCTACATCAGGGAATCCTCCTTCAGAAGCAACCTCAATATCCAAAGTTACCAGTTTGATTTTACTAATATCAAACTTAATCTCCTCCTCTGGATATTTTTGAGAAATATACTGATAGATGTATCTATCATTTCCGTAGATTTCAAATCCATCTACACTTTCATATTTTTTATAAAACTCACGACAGTCTTTTACAGTTCCTGGTTGAACAGGTTCGACTGCTTCTCCGCTCAATGTTCTATATTTGGATTCTTTTTTAGTTTTTACAAAGAGAGTCGGAAAGAACTCATCCCTGGTTTCAAATCTTTTTCCATTTTCAACTCCACGTACTAAAAATTGGTTTCCAATCAACTGAACATTAGTATAAAAGCGTAGACTCATTCTTTAATAAGGTCCTGATATTTTTCAAGAAGGGTAGATGTTGGGTCTGAAAGAGTAAGAATCTTGTCAGAACTAATCATAAAAGTGTCTTGTTTTGTAAATCCAGATAGAAAAGGTTCCAAAACTTTTTGTTGTTCTGAAATTGGATTATTTTTGACAAGATATGGATTTGTTAACTTACAATCAGGTTCTCCGAGTTCGGATGTAACTTCCTCAATCTGACTGATTAGAATCTGATTGTTCGTCAGTAATACTAATTTGATTATTTTCATTTTGTTCTATTCCTAATACTTCAGTTTCATACATTAATTTTAATTCATCTTTTGGATTTGTAATTGTAACAATCCAATCAGGAATTAATTCTACTGTTGTTTCCTTAGAAAAGCTGGGCCAAGGTGTTAAAGAAATACTCACCTTATTACCCTTCTCTAAATCCTCTCCGCCAATAACTCTATATGACCCATTAACCGATACAGTACATGGATTCTCTAACAAATAACAAACAAGTTTGTCTTCAAAAAATCCCTCCTTAACATCAGAAACTATATTTTCTCCTGACTTAAGAAGAACAAGTTTTACAGTCATTTTTACTCCATACCTCCCGATATTCTACCAATAAAAAAAGGAGGAGTCAACCTGGATTATCCAGGGACTCCTCGCGCCGACGATAGTTCAATTATTATTTATTCTCCTCCACCGCCATCACCAGAATCTCCATTTCCTCCAGCACTTGAACGGCTTCTTACAGGAACTGCTTTTCCTTTTGGAATCTTTTTAGATTTTCCTTGAGAATAAACAGTATGGGGAACAGCACTTTTATATGCGATTGATTTGAACTCATCAAACGATTTCATATGTCTTCTTTTTTTGATGTTCTGGAATAACTCTATTTAGTTTGATAGTGAGCAATCCATCAACAAAAGAAATATCACCAACAACTACATCATCAGATAGTGTCCAAGTGCGCGTAAATGCTCTACGGGCAATTCCATTATGCATATATTCGTATTCTGTAGGAGCTTTCTTACACTCCACAAAAAGTTTATTCCATTCAGATGATACCTCAATATCTTCTCTTTTATATCCAGCAAGAGCGATTTCTAGTGTAAACTCTGTGGAACTTTCTTTAATTAAATTATATGGAGGATAATTGGTAGAAGATTCGTGTACCGTTCCAAATCGGTGAAACCACTCATCTGCCCCAATAAAATTTTTTTCCAAATCAGTTAAAAACTTTTCAATATTTCCGGTGTTGTACTTTGCGAGAGTGTACATAATAGTTCTCCTTAAAAAGCGAGTGTGTGTAACATTACGGATCCTAAGACTCCGCTTTAGCGAATGAGGGGCTCAAAGAACCTCACCTCATCATTAATAATTATACCAGATACGAAAAAAAGAGGAACGGTAAAAACCGAACCTCTTTTTAGGGTGTTCCGACTTTCGTAGAGACCGCACGAAGGTCTCATGCTTATTTATTCGGTTTCTACTCCCTTCCCTTTCTTACCAATATTATATTTCTGCTCAAGAATCCAATCACCCTTGTCTTTATAAGAAAGGACCTTAATTTGATTAAGTGGAGCAATATCAGATACTGAATCAGGCTTCATAACGGTGATAAGTCCCCAATCAGCAAGAAGGCGGACAATACGATTACGACGTTGAACATCATTCACTGTAAGATTTGCATGTTTGCCATCAAGGGCAAACAACTCTTTAAAGTGTACAATAAAGTACCTACCTTGCTTATGCAGGATATGGCAAGATTGATAGAGTTTTTTCTCCTTTCTAGAAGCAACTCCGATACGGGTTAAAGTTTCACGAACTTTGAGGAAATCATCAGGTTCGTTTAGAATAACTTCAACCATCTGGTCTTGGGACCAATTTACTTGTGGTTCAATAGTTTGAGTTGTCATTTTGTTCCGCCAATTTCAAGTCGTTGTTTAATAAAGTTAATTTGCTCTTTCGACAAAATCTTCAGTGCTTGGGATGCCTTCTCGCTACTATAACCATAATAACGTTTTACACATTCTAAGTCTTGAACTTTATCTTTACGGAGCCAAGGAGAAAATCTCTTCCTTTTTCTTATAGTATTTAGAAAAAAAGAATATTGCATATCTTTATCCAAATGATGGTTCATATTCATCTCATTTGCAAAAAGAATAGTATCAATTTGTCCAGATAAACATCGATTAATAACATATGGAGCATATTCCTTCACTAAAGAAGGATCTTCATTCATCAGATTCTGTTTCGTCTGATTGATTGAATTTAACCAGTCCTTCAATTCCATAATTAAACAGCAGCAGTTCTTTACGTTGTTTTTGCTCTCGCATATATTCGCCCACAGAACGCATCGTGTAAGTGAGATCAAACTCAGCAGCGTTCCAGTTCTTAAACCTATCTTTTACCAGTTGGTCAGAATTATAACTCACCAACATATCCATATCGTTAGAATCACAATCAGCAGCAAACTTATCGTGATCAAATCCTTTGTGCATTGATCCCTTATTCCCATAGAGATTATCCTTAATGTCATAAGGAGGATCGAGATACATAAAAGCACTCTTGTTCCCATCCATCAAATAATCGTAGGAGTAATTCGTGATACGCCACTTCTCAATCAACTTGGAGTATTCGGGGAGTTTCTCAATCCCACGAACGCTAAAGTTTGAGTTGGATGCCTGAGGAGAAAAAGAAGAACTTGCAGTCAAACCACTGAAAGAACACTTATTTACAATATAAAACCTTACCGCACGTTCAAAACTTCCAGTTACAGGATCCTCTAAGATGGTTTTTGAAATGTCAAAAAGTCCTCGTGCCGATTCTGGATCAGGACAAACACTCTTAAAATGAAGCAAATGATCCTTAAGTTCTGAACCAAACATCTGGAGTTGTTGCCAGAAGTTTACCAGAGGTTCATAGAGATCATTTACCCAAATCTTAAGGTTAGGATATTTCTTTGTAACGTGAATTGCCACAGAACCACCACCCAAAAATGGTTCGCGGAACTCATCATAGTTGCGAAGATCTGGAAAATATGGATCCATTTTGGCGACTGCTCTACTTTTGCCGCCCGGATAGCGAAGACAAGTTTTGAGAGATTTTTGAGAATTCATTTGAATTCACACTCACACATAAGTTCAGTTAGTGCTGCTAGGAGGTTAATTTCCTGATCAGCCACGAACGCACATTGGTATTGATACTTAGC